TTATTTATATCTTTCCACTTGGAAATCTTGGCCGTTCTGCAAAAGCGTGAACGCTATTACCGCCAGTTTGCGCATGATGGCGATTAATATCAGCTTGATATGCTTCCCCTTGTTTTTCAGACGGCCTACAAATTCAGGAAAGGCATTACAACGATATGCGACAACGGCAGGCATATAAAGACTTTTCCGTATTTCCGAGCTTCCTATTTTTGATATTCTGCTTTTTCCGTTTACGCTTGTTCCTGATTGATATTTTCTAGGGTCTAGTCCTAGATAAGCCGTGAACTGTTTTGCATTTTTAAATTCATGTCTTTTATAAGTTGATAGTAATACGGCTGTCGCTTGCTCGCCTATGCCTGTTATTGTTTTCAGTCTTTTACGAAGGGTGTTGTAACTTGGATTGTCTTTGTAGAACTGGAGTAATTGCTTTTTGACTATCTGTATTTGTGCTGTCAGGTTTGAAATAGTTGTTTGAATATGAGATTTGATGTAGTCGGGTGCTTCGTGTTGTTTGGCTTTTTCTGTTGCACGTTGTTTTTTTAGATAATCTAAATATCGGGCTATTTCTTGTAATTGCTTCTGTTCTTTTGCCGGCGGTTGCCATGCTTTTAATTTATGCTTTCGGTCTTGGCAATATTGCGCTATCAACTTTGCGTCTTGTATGTCTGTTTTGGATCGTTGTAGTTCTGCTATCGCATATCCTTTTATCTTTCTTGGATTCTCTACGGTAATTGTATATCGTGAATAAAGATATTCGGCCAATGCTTCGTAATATGTGCCTGTTGCTTCGCACACGCAATGGAGCTTATCGGATACTTTATGACTTTGTAACCACTTAATTAATTGTTCAAATCCTACTTTGTTGTTCTGAAACTTCTTTTGATGATTTTGGCCGTCTGCAATCAAACAGCAATCTATTGTGAGCTTTGAAACGTCTATTCCTAAGTACATGGTTTTACCTTATTAATTCGGGCTTTTTGCCCTAGATAGTGTTCAAATTTAAGATGTACGAAAGCCCACGCTTCAATCTTGATGACAAGCTGTACGCTTTGGCCGTACTTTCGAAGTCGTGGGCTTTACTTGGTGTTTCGTCAAACGCCAAGCCCTCAATGGGCTGGTTTACTCATTCAGGGCTTGATGCTTATCGTTTGCTTGCCTTCGGCGACGTTCGCCACGTGGCAGGGGTTGGCGCAAAAAACCGCACCAACCCTTCTTTAAAGCGTTTTTGGGTGGGCTAGCGTCAAGGGGTATCCAAAAAGATTTATAAAGACAATAAAGCTGTCTTTACAAATCTTTCTGGACGTCCTCCCCCTGACTTGATTAACGGTTGTTTTGTTGGTTTAGGTTCAATTCTGATCGGATTCATGAACCTGTTTTAGCGCCATTTTGTGCGCCGATTTCGTTTCCTTTTTCAACATAGCCGTCATACATTAGATTCTGTTGACTTTTACCGCCCATAGATAAAACTTGTGGCCTTTCTGTTTCTTGTACGGTTTCTTTAACTTCTGCTGTTTCGGTCTTTTTGACTTTATAAGGATTGAACGGCAAGCCATCTTTGATATAGCTTAAACAGGTTTTTTTGCTTATTTCCGCAATCTTAGAGCCTTGGTCTGTATAGCAATTACAGCCATTATCACTTTTTACGCAAGCAGAAGGCCAAGGCATGGCGGTTATTGATTTGTTCACGCCGTCATATATTGGCGCTGTTTCGGGTCTATCTTCAATTCTAGGCTTGTAGTCATCTTCTGATAGATGTGGTTTCGGCGGTTCAGGAACAGCCGTTTGTGGCGAATATTGCCCTTCTGCGTTGGTGCCGTTTGCTGTTGGAACAGCAAACGCCCCCACCGCTTCAGGGCTTGAGGCTTGCGCCTCAATTTTGGGCTTTTCCTGTTCTGCCTTCATCGTATCTATCCGATTATTCCAGCTTGAATAGATATACCAACCAGCGGTAATTAAGAGGGCAAGAACAGCCGGGAAGATATATACAACACGGCTTAACTTGGTTTTGATTTTGGTGTGTTCTTCGGCCGATTTATATACGCCAAAGGCTTTTTTATCCAACGTATAAACGCTTTTTACAGCAGATGATACGTCTCTTGATGATGTTGGGTCTGCGCACCTTTCCCATTCCAGCATACGGCGAACGCCCAAATTTGTTTTACCGATGTGGCAATGATGGCCAACCAAGGCGCGGACGTTACTGTCAATTAATCTAGGATGTTGGGTTAATAGGAAGATATCAATGCCTTTATGGCGGTGTGTTTCTAGTTCGGCCACAAAATCGGGGACTTTTGAACCGCTTGGGCGTGGCCTAAATACGCGCTGGCATTCGTCAATAACGAGTATTGCGCCTGTCGGTGCCCATTTGTGCCACGTCTGCATTGTTTCGCCTTCAGGAATAGGCAGATTTGGAATAATTTTTTCATCTACTTCAGGAATGCCATCAAGATATAAAGGGCGGTTTTTTAAATCTTGACGTGTCATCAAATCTGAAATCATTTTCAGGGTCTTGCCCGAACCTGGAACACCTGTAATTAAATAAAGCATACGTTACCCTTTTATTTTTTACTGATAGAAGCTGACAATTTAGAAAGACTTTTAAGCGATACAACAAAGGCGAATGTGCCGAAAATCCAGTTTAGACAAACGCCAATTCCTGCAATATAAGCTAGGTTCATGGCGTCTGAAGGAATGCCACCTATCTGCGATTGAACATGCGATAACAGAAAGCCTTGAATTTCATTTAGCCCTACATAACTGACGAATGACAATCCAAGAGCGGTTATAACTTTTCCTGCAACGGTCATTAAAACGCTTGTTATTAATTTGCCCCACATGATTAAAGCTCCTTGACTGCGTTAAAAGCGAAGAATCCGCACATTATGATCGTGCCTAAAATCAAGATAGGCCGTAATAAACGCGCAATGTTACAAAAATAATCATAGGGAATTTCAAACGTTCCTAATACGCCAAGACTAAACGTAGGATTTGCAGGACAGGTGCCGTCAGTGCTGAACACATCAAGCGGTTTTAAATCTAGGTTGATTGCTTTTTCAGGTATTTCTAGGTCTTTATAGTCAGTATCTCCTAGGTCTTTACATGCCGAGGCTTCAGGGTGTTTTTCGCAAAGGTCTTGGGCGTCTTTGCCGTCTTTGCCATCTTTACCGTCTTTTCCGTCTTTGCCGTCTCTTCCATCAGGCTTATCATCGGGACGGCCATCAGGTCTATCATTAGGCTTGTCATCGGGTCTATCATCAGGTTTACCGTCAGGATTTCCATCGGGCTTTCCATCAGGTTTTCCATCGGGCTTACCGTCAGGATTACCGTTAGGATTTCCATCAGGACTACCGCCAGTATTACCAGTCGGTGCAGGGCTATTATTAGTCTGTACAGAGGCTTCGCTACTTCCGCCATTAGTTGGATTTGTGAAAGTAACTGTATAGGTCTTTTTGCCTTCAGGCGTATCTACTGGGCCGATTGTAACGACTGTTCCAGCAGGGACTTTTATATTTTCTTGATATTCGGGTTTACCTGTGCCTTCTACAAAGGGCGTAGGGTTTGCATCAATAGATGATGTAGAGATTTGTAGGAATTTTTCTTTTGTCAGAACTTCTGTATCTCTCATGTATAAAGTAAATGAAACTGAACTTCTAGAGTCGCTACCTCTTTTAACTGAACAACTACCACCATTCAAATTAAAGTAACATCCGTCTAAAAAAAAGTATTGCCAAAATTTTGATTTATCTCTGTTATCTCGTTCATGCTTTTCTTTTTCCCAGAAAGGGCCAGCTAGTTTTTCCATTTGGCCTTGCATAAGTTGTTCGGCTTCTCTTCTGCTTTGACCGCCTTTTCTGTAAGCACTTAAAACAGAACTATCTACGCCATAACATGCCGTTTTATGATTTCTTCCTTCACTGTCTTGAGTAATAATACAATTACGCGCCGGCCATTCCTTTAAAAATTCTTCGCTGACTTCGTTCCATTCATAACCTTCAAATTCAAGATCAGATTTAACAGCTTGATAGGCTTCGTAGGCAAGCAGTGCGCCACCTACATAAACATTAGCTCGTGAAGCTACAAGTTTTGCGCCCTGTTTGACTAAAGCGAATGAACCGTTTAGAACAGTTTTCCTTGAAACAGAAGCTTCAATCGTTGCATTTACAGTTTGCTTTGATAAATAACCTTCATACCTCGCCTTCATTGCCTCTGTTTGGAATTTTCTATAAGAATTATCAGATACAGAACGCGCCCACGGTTTTTTGTCCCAGTGTTCAGTATGCTGTTTCGTATAAGTGACAGACTTTGAATTATTAACGTTAATTTCGCCAGCAATGGCAAAACTAGAAGTAAATAAAACTAATAAAGGAATGACTAATTTATTCATTTTTAACTTTAATCTTATCTAGTTTCTTCTTCTCTATGGATTGGTTCAAATCATTCATGAACTTTTCCATATTTGGATCAGATGGACTTGGTTTATTTGGGTTCGTAGTCATTACAAATATGTCATCATCTCCATTTAATTTAGTATTCGTCTTTTTATTCAAAAGACTATAAATTAACAAAATCAGATAAAAAGCAATCATTAAATATCTAATTTCATTAGGTATAGAAATAATGCCCAGAATATGTAATGCAAAAATAATAATAAAAACAAGGTTATAAATTCGATTAAACATATTTCTAACTTTCGTAAATGTTTCAGAAAATTAGATTCTATGCTTTATGCCTTGTTATGACTACTGAAAACTACGAATTAGAACGTATAAACAGATAGCTACCGCAAAAGGCGGTAACATACCTATAAGAAATTCAATTTCGGGTGTCATTCTTCCTCCTTGTGGCTTATCATGCCTACAACTTTAACGGCAATCACAATCAGAAATAATGAAACCATTATTAAAACAAGCTGATAGCCTAGCTCACGCCCTGCTTGTGCAAATTCTCCAAATTCACATTGAGGGAACGTGAGTTTTACTGTCTGTTCTTGATACTTCCAAGCTTTACCATCAAAAACGGCGTGATGTAACACGCCGTCTTTATCAATCGTTGGTGAAACTTGGGTCATCAAGACGTTGACGGCTTCTTGTTCGGTTTCGTAACAAATTCGGCCTACTTGATAACCCATGATTACACCTTAAACCGCATTGGCACCGCGTTTACCGATACGGATAACGGCAAATGCGATAGAAATACCTACAACGATTGCACCCAATGCGATGATTTCGGCTTTGTAACCAGTGATTTCTTGTTTCACGGTGTCCAAAATGCCTTCAGCCATTACAGGTGCAGACATTGCAGAAACGGCAACAGTTGCCAGAGCGTACTTCGCTTTGTTTTTCATGTTTTGGAATTTCATTTTGTTTTCCTTTAGTTAATGTTGAAAAAAAGTTTTGCGGTGTTTCGGGGTCAATTCAAGGCACACCGCAAAGCCTTGAATCTTGTTTATGCTTCGTCTGAAAAATAGATGTTGTCTTTAAATGCGCGTGGGAATACTTGCATTGATACGATTTGTTGAGGCTTATAGCCTTCATATTTTTCAGGGTGTTTGGTGCGAACTTCGCAAAGGCGCGTTTCAGTTTCGCTACGAATAATCAGGCCGACATAATGTGTCTTGGTAAATGTGCCGTCTTGGTTTTTGCGTTCACGCGTGAACATTCGGTCAAAAGAGGCGATAACAAACATACCTTGTCGGCGTTCTGTTTCTTGTGTCATGTTTTTTCCTTTCTGTTTAAATCAGATTTACGATGGTTTCTCGGTTTTTAAATGCCCATTTTGGGCTTAGGTAATCAGATAAAATGTGGTTGTAGTTGTCCTGATTGATTGATTCGTATGGACGCAATTTATAAAGGGGCATGGACTTTAAATAAGAGTCAATGCGAATAATCCATTTCCTAAGCTGTTCTCGCCATTTGCGAGAACCAGCAGATACAAACGAAAAATTACTGTTTGCCATCTTCCAAAGGTGCTTTTTATCGATAGTCGTTCTAATCAGACGGTATCCCTTATCTTCAGGTAATCGGCTGTCGATATGCTTTGCAATGTATTTGGCAACGTAACGTGCAAGGCCTTTACTATTGGTTTTAACCGGCAGTAATTCGGATCGACCAAAGCCATATTTACCCATGTTTTCACGGAGTAAAACCCAAAGTTGGCGAAGGGCTTTATTCGCGCTTGAGTAATTTTTAGCTTGAATTTGGCGGAAATTAAGGCCGTTTCTGATGTTTTGTCTTGTGTTTACGATTAAGTGAAAATGAATACGACCGCTTTTCATGCGCTCGTAAACGCAGATGTAGTGTTCAAAATGGCGTTTCAGAAAGTTTGTTCTAAGGCTATGGAAACGGCGACTTGCTTCTTTCACGTCTTGAACATCATCGGCAAAAGTCAAAGTTAGGAAACCAACGTTATTAATTCCAAAAGCTTCGATAAATTGATGTACATTCATTTCTAAAGCTGAAGAAGATTTTTTGTGCGAAGTTGAAAATTCATTTAGGTTTTCATTGGATTTAGTGAATTTTTCCGCATTTACTGGAAATTGTTTTTCCTTGTTTTCCAAAGAGTTTTCAATCTCAATGCAGTTGTTACTATTTAGACAAGGAAGAGCGCGTTCCGCGCTTGCTGAAGCTGAACGATTCATGCGTTATCCTCCTGATTCATGAAATCAGTAACGCATAACTCGCCATATAAAGAAGCGGTTTCTTCTGTTGCTTTTGGATTTTGGGGATTAGTTACGGGGAAAGCTCGTGTTTTAATGAGCTTGGAATAGCCGTTTTTATCGGAGAAAATACGGATGATGTATGCAACTGGGTTTTGTTCCGGTTGCGGTGTGATTGTGTAGAAACAAATTGACATTTTAGACCCCTCTCAAAATATCGGTTAAAAAATATTTGTCAAGGGGTTTTAACTAAGATTTACGCCCCTTGCTTGAGGCGTAATATATAAGATAGTGTATTGCATGGTCAAATAAATTTACATTTCTTGACGTTGCAAGAATACGCACCCCGACTTGTTCGGGGTGTTTGTTTTGTTTTGAACAGATTTAATGTTTTGATTTATGCTTTATTTTCAATAAATTGAAAATCGCCGGCGAAAGCCCGGTTTAATTTT